GGGGACGGGGTAGCACACCAAGTTTCGTTAATCCTTTCATCCTAAATGGAGAAAAGCCTTGTCCGTGCAAATTACGACTGCTTTTGTAGAGCAGTATCGCAACAATGTTGAGCTTCTTGTTCAACAGCGTGGATCGAAGCTTCGTGATCTCGTCAACACTGATACCGCAATCGTCGGTAAGCAGAAGTTCACAGAGCAAATCGGTTCCACCGAGGCGCAAAAGCGTCTCTCTCGTCACAGCGACTCTCCGCTGGTCAACGTTCCTCACCAACGTCGTGCATACAGCATGGCTGATTACGAGTGGGGCGATCTCGTTGACAAGCAAGACAAGCTGCGTATGCTCATTGACCCAACCTCGACCTACGCTCAGGCTGCTGCCTTTGCTATGGGCCGTGCAATGGACGATGTGATCATTGCTGCCGCAACCGGGACTGCCTTTGGCGGTGTCGATGGCACCACTGACTTCATCTTGCCAAGCACCCAAAAGGTTGCCGTTAACTACAACGACATTGACAACTCAGGTGCCGCTGACATTAACTTGTCCGTTGGTAAACTGCGTCGTACCTTGGAAATCTTCCAAGAAAACAATGTCCCAGAAGACGAAGAGAAGATCCTCGTCGTGTCACCAAACCAAATCCACGCTTTGCTCACCCGCAAAGAAACCACCTCTGGTGATTTCAACGCGATCCGGGCACTGGTGGCTGGTGAACTCGACACCTTCTACGGCTTCCGAATCGTCATGTCAAACCGTCTGGCCAAGTCCGGGAACAACCGTACCTGCTTCGCATTCGTGCGTTCTGGTATGGAGCTCGGAGTCGGGCAGGATGTCATGGCTCGTATCGAAGAACGTGCTGATAAAGCGTTCTCGACATACATCTATTACTGCATGACCATTGGTGCAACGCGGTTGGAAGAAGAGAAAGTGGTAGAAATCACTTGCGACGAATCCGACTTCGGTGGTGCTAATGTTGCAACGGTTTGATAGGAGTCTCATCCAATGGCTGATTCAACTCTTTACGGAAACATTGCTAACGATTACTCGGACGGCAATGCTAATGACATCCAGCACGTCTCCCAACAGGGTGGCAAAGTGCGTGTTATCTCTGGCCTTCTGACCTTGGCATCTACTGACGTAGATACCCAAACTGATGGTTCAGAAGATAAGCACCGTATCTGCCGTCTTCCTTCGGCAGCTCGCGTTCACGGTATTTACTTCGCACACGGTGGCGACTTGGATACCAATGGCTCGGCAGAGCTTTCCATGAACGTTGGTCTCCAGGAAACTGATGGCACTCTTCTTGATGAAGATTGCTATGCAGACGGTCTTACGCAGTTCCAAGCTCCAGTGACCAACATGAATACCAACGTTGTTGGTATCATCACTGGTGGCACCAACCCCAACGACTTTCACAAGTTTGCATGGGAACGTGCCGGCAAGACTGCAGATGATGGCAAGCAAATGGACTTGATCCTTGTGGTCAAGGTCGATGCTGCCACCGCTGGTTCTGGAACCGTAGCGTTCCGCGTCGAGTACACGCTCGACTAATTTACCTCCTCCTGTGTCGCTGGGGGCCTCTGGCCCCCGGCGATATTTCCCATGGCTACCGAAATCTCTATTGCGAACCTTGCGTTGATCCGTCTGGGTCAGCAAAAAATCAGTAGCCTGTCCGAAGACAATGCTCGGGCGGAAGCCGTCAGTATTGTCTACGAAGATGCAAGGCGTTCTGTCCTGCGTAGCAGCTCTTGGAACTTTGCCACCAAACGTGCACAGTTGTCCCAAAACGCAACTGGTCCTGCTTTTGCCTACGACTACAGCTACAACCTGCCGGCAGACTTCTTGAAGCTCAAGCGTCTCAACTCGCTGTCCACTGACTTCCGCATTGAAGGTCGTACCTTGGTAAGCAATGAGACACCAATGAAAATTGTCTACATTGCGGACGAGAAAGATGCCAGCTTGTACGACGGCTTGTTCGTCAAAGCAATGTCATATCGAGTGGCAGCTGACGTTGCCAAAGCACTGGTCGGTGATGAGTCTGTGTTCGTCCGTATGGAGCAGGGATACCAAGAGGCCCTGATGGAGGCTCGGGTCACTGACAGCCTTGAGTCGCCGCCTGACGTAAGCCACGACCCGTCCTATCTGGTGGAGTCACGCCTGGTCGATGAGCCATTCAGACGTATTGATAGCGGTGCCTCATGACCGTACGTACGCTTGTCGCAACTAACTTCACCGGCGGTGAGGTCAGCCCGTCAACGTTCTCACGTTCAGATCTGGACAACTACTACAACCTTGCATCAAGCATTGAAAACATGGCGGTCACTGGTGCCGGCACAGTTGAGAAACGAGCCGGTTCAAACTTCGTGCCTAACAGTGCAACTCAAGAGATCAATGCAGTAATTGGTCAGTACCCAAACTCTGTCACCTGTTCGCAGGGTCTTGAGACATGGGCATTCGATGCCGATCAACAGTATGTAATCGCAAACTCATCGCTTGAGCTGCCGCAATTTGACAAAGAGTTGGCAAGTGGGTCAGTTGTAGATTTGCCGAACAATGCAATTCCAGAAGCATCCAATGTTTCGGCCAACGATTACAAGTTCCACAACTACTCAATGGTTTATCGTGATGGTGCCCATGTCAATGGCTGGTACTACGCCCCACGATATGACGGCATCTTGACATACGATACGACGAGCACAGACGGAGATACGGTAGTTGTTGCAGGTTCTGGCAATAACATCCGTAACCTATCAGATGGCGATATAAGCATCGATGGCTTGATAGGTGCCTTTGCGGGTCAAGATTTTTATGGCAACCAGCCCAACTTGACGCATGATCTTACGGCTTCTGGCAATCTTGCGATCCAAAGCTGGCCCTATCCAAGCAACCCACAAGTGGTCATTCGCAAAGGGGATGACACTATTGCTGGAGCATTTGTGCCGGCCGCTGCAAATTTTGTTGACGGCCCATACGTGTTTGCAAACGGAGATGTATCGGACGTAAAGAAATGCTACGTGGTTCATCTGAAACAGCCCGCAGACGGACCCACCGGCCGACCAGAAGGTTGCCCAGACAGAGACATACGTCTTGGAGACGGGCAAGAACTTAACTGGACCGAGCAAGAGGATGTGTATCCGTCTTCGCCTAACGGTGACTTCATCTTGTCAGAAGAACTGAGAGAAAGCTTTATGAAAGGTGGCGGTCTGGCTGAGATCAGGTGGGAGTTCAGCAGGGACCCAAACCACCCCAACAACACCAACCCACCGCTGCAGAATTTGAAAATCGGCAGCCCATTTGCCATTGCCTACAAATCACAAAACGATGATGGTGTTGCCATCACCGCTCGTGCCTCTGGTTACATTGTCGCCAACCCAAGCTATGTAACTACTAATGATGCTGGTGTGGCTGAATTTAAAAGAACTAACTCGGCTATCGTTAGGTGGACAATCCCGCCAAAGAAAATCGATGGCCAGGACGATCAAAAGGACTTCGCATCAAGTGAATGGTTTATCGGTGCAAACGTCAACTCTGGGGTATCAGCATCAACCTTTTTCCAAGGCCGCTGGTTCTTCTCGCTCGTCGATCACCCAAACCGCATCTTTGCAACTCGAACCAACGGATGGGGCAAACAAGAGTTCCCGAACGAGTTCCTTGGAACAAGTTTGTGTGCAGATTTCCCAACCAATGGATTCGAGGAAATCGACTGCGGGTTCTCAGATCGACGGGATGCAGCCGTCATCGTTGACACTGATGGATTGGATATTGCGCTCGATGCAGGGCTGTCTGAGCCCGTGGAGACGTTTGTTGCGGACGAACGGGGACTGCTCGCGTTTACGCGAAGTAACGTCTTCCTCATCCAGGGTGGCGGCGGTGCAGGACTCGCGATCACGCCCACATCTTTCTCCGTAAACCGACAGTCTCGTATCGGATGCGTTGACCGAGTGTCAGCCCAGAGCTTGCAAGATGTAACCTTGTTTTCTGGGCCTGATGGTAAAGGTGTGTACGCGGTTTCATACAACAACAACCGTGAAAAATACACTACTAACGAGGTCAGTATTACTGCTCAACATATGTTCCAACGTGCAGGTGGAACTGTGGTAGAGATGACTAGTGAGAATGTGCCCAAGCCAAAAATCACAATGATTCAACGAGATGGTGGGGTTGTAACGTTCTATTACAACCCAAACACTAGGGTAAACGCATTTACAAGAGAAACTTTTGCCTTGCAGAATAACACTGCAACGAGAATCAAATCGTTGGCCACAGCTTATGAAACTCGTACCAACTTCCAATATCGTCTGCTCAGTAAAAATATTGATTCGCCAATCACTCAGTTTTTTATTACAAGAGCTTCGGTACTGGATGACTATGACAACCAAATTACTCAGTCTGATTTCTCGGCAAAGACAGTAACTGAGCCTACGCATTTCTTAGATTTTGCTGATCGGACAGAACTGCAACCCGGTGTATTGCCATCAAGCGTCACACTAGAGCCAGAGTTCTTCAAGTTTTTGACAGGCATTGCAGCATGCGTCTACGACCAGTCAACGCGAACCTATCAGGTGGCCACAGGGTTGTCTGCTGATGCCGATGGAGTCGTGACCTTGCCATCTACTTTGACTGCCCCAGTAGGAAAGGGCAGGCTGTTTGTGGGCTTCCCGTACACTGCAAAGGTAGTCA